ATGGCTGGTTTTAAAACTTTGACTGAGCTGCTGAGGAATACTCCCTATACTAGGGATACTCTGAGGCTTCCATGTATATTTTGTCAGACCATACTAGAAAAAAAGGACCTGACATCATTTTCATACAAAAGACTGCGCTTAATTAACTTGGATGACAGGTACTATGCTGCTTGTATTTCCTGCACATTAAGGGCAGCTGAATTGGATCGAATTGAGCACACCCAGTGCACAATAGAAGGAGACGGAGTTATTCTGTTTACTAACAAGAGGCTGGAGGATATATGTATGAGATGTTACATGTGCGCAAAGCTTCTGCGGGAAACTGAGAAGCTTGAATGCATGTGGCTGAAAAAGCCTTTCAAGCTCATTAGTGACACCTGGAGAGGCTTATGCAGGCACTGCCTAATTGATGATGATAGGGGAGACTCCCACTATTCGAGATATTGACCTCGATCTTACAGAATTGATTGATCCACAAAACTTGTTGTGTGAGGAAGAAATACTTGCTGAAGAAGTATTAGAGGAGGAGCTATGCCCTTATTCTTTAAGGACCTGCTGCGCAAGTTGTTCTGCGTTATTAAGGATATTTGTTGTTACTTCAAGCGACTCGATCAGGACTTTGCATCAGCTGCTGCTTTCGGACTTGAGTTTTTTGTGTATACCCTGCTCACAGCGCAATCTTCGAAATGAGCGATAAAGGTATTGAACAAATTGATTGTGATGAGGGTAGTAGTGGCTGGTATTTTGTGACTGAAGCTGAATGTTCTGCTGATGCTTTGGATGATTTGGATGCGTTGTTTGAAAAGAGCACAACAGGCTCAGACATTTCTGAACTGATTGACCAAGATGAAGTCGATCAGGGGAATTCCTTGGCTTTGTTTAATGCTAAACTTTCAGCTGACGATGAGAAATGTATTGTAGATTTAAAACGAAAGTATGTTAGCCCAAAGCACGTAGCCGATTTGAGCCCGCGATTAGAAGCTGTCCATATCTCCCCCGTTTCTCGGCAAAGTAAAAGACGTTTGTTTGAAGACAGTGGAATAGGAAATGAAGCTGAAGATACTCCTGTACAGGTGGAAGCCCACCAGGTAGAAACTGCCGAATCGGGTTTCGAAACTCAGACTAGTACAGGGGATTTTGTTGAACAGCTGTTGCGGGCTCAAAATCAAAAAGCACTGCTGCTGGGCAAATTTAAAGAAACATTTGGTATTAGCTATGCTGAACTAACTAGAACTTTCAAAAGCTGTAAATCATGCTGTCAAAACTGGATAGTTGTTGCTTTTGCTGTGCAAGAGGATGTGATGCATGGTTCAAAAAAATTGCTGGAAACACACTGTGATTTTTTTCAAGTGATTGTGTGTTATGCGAGCGTGGGCATAATTGCATTATATAATTGTGAATTTAAAGTATCCAAGTCTAGAGAAACAGTGGAAAGGCTATTTAATACTGTGTTAAATATAAATGTTCGTTTGCTTTTAACTGATCCCCCAAGAATTCGCAGTACACCAGTGGCTTTATTCTTTTTTAAAAAAGCATTAACTGAGGGTAATTATAAATATGGTGAATTTCCAGCTTGGATTGCTACTCAAACTCTTCTTTCACATCAATCTGCCACATCTGATACGTTTGAACTTGCAACTATGATTCAGTGGGCTTATGACAATGATTACACTGAGGAATGTGAGATTGCCATGAACTATGCAGCTGCAGCTGATACTGATCCAAACGCTGCTGCTTGGCTTAGAAGTAACAGCCAAGTAAAATACGTAAAAGACTGTTGCCATATGGTTAGGCTTTATAAGAGGCAAGAAATGAGAGAGATGAGTATTGCCTCTTGGATCGATAAATGCTGCAGCAAAGTAACTGGTTCTGGTGATTGGAAACCTATTGCACAGTTTCTAAGATATCAAGACATTAATTTTGTATCCTTTTTAGAAGCTTTTAAACTATTTTTGCATGGCACACCAAAAAAAAACTGCCTAGTGTTCTGGGGGGAATCTGATACTGGGAAGTCATATTTTTGTTCAAGTTTAATACAATTTATGCATGGCAGGGTAATTAATTATATGAACAGTGCCTCTCAGTTTTGGCTTCAGCCACTTGTGGATAGCAAAATTGGGTTTTTAGATGATGCTACATATTCTGCATGGAAGTTTATGGACAACAACATGAGAAATGCTTTAGATGGAAATCAGATGTGTGTAGATATGAAACATAAAAATCCAATTCAATGGAAAATGCCACCATTATTAGTTACTACAAATTGTGATGTGAAGTCTGACATAACTTTTAAATATTTGCATTCTAGGTTAACCTTCTTTCATTTTCCTAAACTGGTTCCATTTCATCCAGATGGGAAGCCTGTCTTTGAACTAACAAAAGAAAATTGGAAGCAGTTTTTTATAAGATTAAAAACCCAGTTAAATCTGGGGGAGCCTGAAGATGGAGAGTCTAGCTGACCGATTCGAAGAGATTCAGGAGCTACTCCTGGACCTTTATGAAGCAGGAAAAAGAGATATCCAAAGCCAGATAATACACTGGGATTATCTTAGAAAAGAAAGTGTGCTTCTCTATTATGCGAGGCAAAGAGGACTGACCCGGTTAGGTTTAAACACCGTACCTGTCCTGCAGGCGTCAGAAATTCGCGCCAAAAATGCTATTATGATGGGAATAATCTTGAGAAGCTTAGCTAATTCAGAATTCGGGGGAGAGGATTGGACATTGCAAGATACAAGCATAGAAATGTACAGAGCTCCCCCGCAGGATACTTTTAAAAAGCAGGGCAGCCCAGTGGAGGTGATGTTCGATGGAGATCCTGAAAACATTAATGTCTATACTAACTGGGGTCGTATCTATTATCAGGACACTGAAAACAATTGGAGAGTTGCTGAGGGACAGGTATCTTATGATGGACTGTACTATGACACTGTGAATGGTCAACGTGTGTTCTTTGTTAAGTTTGATGAGCAGGCTAGGACTTTTAGTAAAACTGGATCTTGGAGGGTGAAGTATAAAAATAAATTTGTTTCTGAATCTGTGTCTAGCTCTTCCACCCCGGTCTCCGGCTCCAGCCAGGAACGCCCCCGGGTCTCCTTCGACACCGACTCCGAGGAAGAAGAGGGTGACCATCATAGACGAGACCCACGACACCCACTCTCCGCCGGGCGTTCCAGGTCCAGGAGCAGAGTCTCTAGACCCGAGCCGGAAGCCGGAGGAAGAGGACGAAGACGACGAAGACAGGGAGAGGGAGCTGAGGACTTTGGGCTGGTACCTGAAGAAGTGGGCTCAGGACATCGCACGGTTCCAAAAAATATTCGAGGAAGACTTGCAAGACTTCAAGCTGAGGCTGCGGATCCTCCAGTAATCTTAGTTAGAGGTAGCATAAACTCTCTAAAAAGTTGGAGGCACAGATGTAATACAAAGCACAGATGCTTATTTCAGGAGATTGGTACCACCTTCGTGTGGAGCTCAAAGGACACTAGCCGTGATCGGGGCAGGGTGGTGGTTGCTTTTAGAGATGAGGTGCAGCTAACAGAGTTCTTAAGGGTCGTACCTATGCCTAAGTCTTGTTCTTTTGCGCGGGGGCACCTTGATTCTTTGTAAACATGAGCTTGCGAAGGCGAAAGCGGGATTCTGCTGAAAATTTGTATAGGCACTGCGTTGCTACTGGTGCGGAATGCCCTCCTGATGTAGTCAATAAATACACACAAAACACACTTGCTGACCGTCTCAGTAAAATCTTTGCTAGCATTCTATATTTGGGAGGCCTTGCCATTGGCACAGGCAAAGGGGGAGGTGGGAGCTTTGGCTACAGGCCTATAGGGGAGCCTGTTGGTCCTCCAAGGGTTGCATCAGGGGGAACCGTTGTCAGGCCCAATATTGTGGTGGACCCTGTGGGCCCAGCTGAGCTGATTCCCCTTGACACACTAAATCCTGATGACTCAGTAATTCCTTTACTTAGAGGTACCCCAGAGACTTCAGGGGAAAACGTGTTCGATACCCCTGAAATTTTAGGGGAAAGTGACCCTGTCTCTGATGTCACCATCAACACTGGCCAGACAGTAACTGCAGGAGATGAGAATCCAGCCATACTGGAAGTTTCCCCAACACAGCCTGAAGACAGCATCCCCCCACCAGCTAAAAGACCCCGAGTCAGCAGGCAAAGATTTCAAAACCCAGCTTATGACCCCACCATATTTGCAAGCACTCCTAATAGTGGTGTGGCCAATGTTTCTGACACATCTGTAACAGTAGATTTTGGTTATCCTGCCCCTGAAATAGGAGAATTTGAAGAGATAGAACTGGAAGAGTTCAATGCACCTGCATCCCCCAGAACCAGTACTCCAGCTGATGATAGCTATGGCTTAGTGTCTAGAATTACCAGATTTTATAACCGTAGAATAAGACAAATACAAGTGCAAAGCCCAACTTTTTTAACCAGGCCACAAAGCTATGTTGCTTTTGGCTATGATAATCCTGCATTTAATGCAGACGTGTCTACTGAGTTCCTAAATGACTTGCAAAACATTGACACAGTAACTGCAGCCCCTCACCCAGATTTTCAAGACATAGTTAGAATGAATCGCATGGTTTTTCAAGAGGGTCCCGAGGGTAGGATTAGAGTTAGCAGAATTGCAAATAGAGGCACAATTAGGACAAGAACTAATTTGCTTATTGGCGAACGGGTACATTATTTTAATGATTTAAGCTCTATTCATGAGGGTGACGGGCTAGAACTTGTACCTCTCACTGCATACTCAGGAGATTCAGTGATAGTTACAGGGCAAGGAGAAACAGCTTTTGTTGATCCCTCAGGCTCGGGAGTGGAATACACAGGTGTGGAAGATATAGATTTAGTAGATGACTATTCAGAAAATTTCGAGCGGTCCCAACTTGTTTTTGGCACCAGACGCAGTGCAAACATAACTCCTATTGAATTATTTACAGGTCCGGTACGCCCTTTTGTAGATGCATTAGATTTAGGCATTAACTTCGGTCCCCCTGACAATACTATCCCTTCTTTGCAACCCACGGACAACCTAACTCCTCTAGGGCCTGCAGATGACCCTGATATAACATTAGCTATATTTGGGACTGATTTTTACTTGCATCCTGGTTTACTGAGACGCAAACGCAAACGGAAAAATTTTTCTGTGTGATTGATTTCAGATGGCAGTGTGGGTGCAGAATGCTGGTAAAATCTACTTACCTCCAACTAAACCAGTGACCAGAGTAATAAGCACGGATGAATATGTTCGCGGCACCAATATATTCTACCATGCTGGTACTCAACGGCTACTTGCAGTAGGCCACCCCTTATATACTGTGTATGAAGAAGATCATGTTAAAGTGAAAATCCCTAAAGTTTCTGGCAATCAATTCAGGGTGTTTGAAATTCTATTACCAGATCCTAATAAATTTGCTCTTACAGATGTTTATAACCCAGACAAAGAAAGAGTTGTCTGGCGCCTAAGAGGTTTGCAAATTGATAGAGGTGGTCCTCTAGGCATAGGCAGCACTGGTCATCCTGCATTGAACAGATATGAAACAGAAAACATTCAAAAAGCAGCCAAGTATAATGGTGACCAGGATAATAGATTAAATACCTCTATAGATCCCAAGCAAACACAACTGTTTGTTGTGGGCTGTGCCCCTTGTCAAGGAGAATACTGGGACATATCTCCATGTGAACAGGACCCTCCTGCAGAAAAAAAAGAGTGCCCTAGATTACAGCTAGTTCAAAAAGAAATACATGATGGAGACATGTGTGACATAGGATTTGGGCATCTAAATTTTAAGACACTGCAGCCTGATAGGTCCGGTGTTCCTTTAGATATTGTGGATGACATCTGTGTATTTCCAGACTTCATTAGGATGGCTAGTGAGACATATGGGGATGAAATGTTTTTCTTTGGAAGAAGAGAACAAATGTATGCAAGGCATTATTATACCAGACTTGGTAAAACTGGTGAAGAAATCCCCACTAACGGGGAACCTGCAAATCCTTACCTCATTGGAGCAAATGGCAATACTGTGCAACACACATATTTTGTTACACCTAGTGGCTCTATGGTTACCTCTGATTCCCAGATTTTTGGAAGGCCTTTCTGGCTTCAAAAAGCTCAGGGAAATAATAATGGTATAGCCTGGAAAAATAGGCTATATGTTACAGTAGTGGACAATACTCACAACACTAACTACACAATTGCAGTGAAAAATGATGATGTCCGTGAAGAGCTACCATATAAGTCTGACAATTACACGCAGTATTTAAGGCACACAGAAGAATATGAGCTATCTATGATTTTGCAGCTTTGCACAATCACTTTAGAGCCCGAGACATTAGCTCATATAAATACCATGAATCCAACAATATTGGATGAATGGAATCTAGGCTTAGTGCCTTCTTCAGTCACTTTAGAGGACAGTTACAGGTATATGAATCAATCATTTGCTAATAAGTGTCCTGCAAAAGAGCCAGAAAAAGACAAAGCTGAAGCTAAATCTAATTTTTGGCAGGTTGATCTGCAAGAAAAGCTTTCTCTTGAATTAGAATCCTTTCCATTGGGGCGGAAATTTTTGTATCAAACAGGCTTAAATAAGTCAGGATCTTTGAAGGGAACTAAAAGAGCTAAGACAACTACTAAGTCTGTCAGAAAAAAAAGAAAAAGAACTGAATAATGTGAATTGTATATGAAGAAGTTATTTACTGTGAATGAAATTTTAAATGTGAAGGAACTCTTACTGTGAAACAATGTAACTGCTGCTATCTATACTATGCATATCTTAATTTATCAATAAAGCAATTATAGTGCCAAGTGACTGAGTAATCAATTATTGCCGCGCCATATCTCGAGAAGACGCCATAAAGGTAAGATCTGTTTTCTATTGTTCTTTTATGCGCGGGAAATTTGAACTTTCTAGGCGGCAACTTTTGAACCGAGACGCTCATTAGTAAGCAGTAGACAAGCCTAAACGAATTTTACCTAAGGGTAAAATGACTGCCAAGATCACGGGCGCCTCGGATCGCGATCCGATGAGCTCCCTAGGTTTTTCTTTTGTGATGATTGTTGCCAACTATCATCAGAGGAAAGATAATGCGCGATCCAAAGAGGTTATATATACCCTGCAAGCCAAAACACAGTATCC